CCTCTGAACGTCGTGTTCGAGAAGTCCGTCGCTGAGGTGAGGGCTGGGCTCAACGAGCTGGACGAGATGCACCGCCTCTACAAAATCCAGATGGACCGGGTCGGCATCGACTTCAAGACCGAGCAGAACATCAAGAAGCTCCTGCCGTCGATGACGCAGGAAATCCGCACCGCGCGCGAGATCCTCGCGTCAGCAGCCCAACTGAAGATGGACCTCGGCATCAACGACCGAAAACTCGGCACGATGAGCGTCGACGCGACCCTCATGGCCGATGTCGCAACGCGCTACGCGGACAACCCCGGCGTGGCGAAGGTGCTCGACAGCTCAGAGTCACGCCGCAAAGTGCTCGCCATCGCTGAGCGACTGCTCTCCATCGCGGAGAGGTCGGATCGCAACCCGGAGTTCGCTGAGGAGATGGACGCGCTGTCCGACGACGCCACGCCCGGCGACCTCATCGACATGCCTCCAGAGTCGAAGGGCTGACCCATGCTTGTCACTCGCGAAGGCCGCACGATCAGCGTCCGCACCGCCTCAGAGCTGGACGAGTCTCTGAAGAAGGAGATGTCGACGCTCTCCCCGGAGGAGCGCGAGGCCCTGAGAATCATCCTGCAGGACTTCCACCTGCCGCCGCCGACCGGACCCGCCGCGACGCAGTTCGCACAGCCCAACCTGCTCGCGGCTCTTTCGGCAGCCGAGTACAAGACCCCGCCCGTCGACATGCGGACCTTCATCAAAGACCCGGAGTTCCTCGGGAACACCTGCGACTCGCTCTACCCGAAGTTCCTCGATGACCTCGTGGACCTGTTCTCGGGTGGCTACAACGAGTGCATTATCACCGGAGCCATCGGCATCGGAAAAACCTTCGTCTGCACGATCGGCATCGCGCGCGTGCTCTACGAAATCTCCTGCCTCAAAGATCCTCACAAGACCTTCGGCCTCGCCAAAGACACGAACATCACGCTCGCCTGCTTCTCGGTGAACGAGGAGCTGGCGACCAAGGTCGTGTTCGAGAACATCAAGACAAAGATCACGGCGTCGCCGTACTTCATGCGGAACTTCCCCTTCGCAGCGACGAAGAAGGAGCTGCGGTTCCCTCACAACGTGTGGGTCGCGCCGCGTGCAACGACTGACACGTCCGCCCTCGGCTTGAACGTCATCAGCGCCTTCATGGACGAAGGTAACTTCCTCCCGAAGCGTGGGAAGTACGCCGCTGCCGCAGGGATCGTCGACCACGCCGACCTCATCTACTCCTCGCTCAAGCGACGTATGAAGTCCCGCTTCGAGAAGGCAGGGAAGCTCCCGGGCATCCTCTTCATCGCGTCATCGAAGACGACCCACGAAGACTTCGTCAGCCGTCGCCTGAAGGAAGCACGCGACGACCCAACCCTCTTCGTGCGCGACTACGCGCTCTGGGAAATCAAGCCGGAGGACTACTACTCCGTCGACAAGTTTCAGGTGCTCGTCGGCAACGAGACGATCCCCTCGAAGATTCTCGACGTCGGGGAGGCGGACCGCATCCGACCGTCTCTCCCCGACGGCACCCTGATCATCAGCGTCCCCGAGGACTTTCGCATCGACTTTGAGCGCGACCTTGAGGGCAGCGTGAAGGACATCGCAGGGTGTTCGGTCGTGAGCGTGAGCCCGTTCATCCAGCGTCGAGAGAAGCTGGTGGACGCCGTCGAGCAGGACAAGAAGACCTACGGCGCCGACCGACACTTCTTCTCGAAGCCCGAGTACGACCCATCGAAGGGCGGGCAGTTCATCTGGGAGAAGGCTGTCCGGCTCACGCCGGACCCCTCGATGCGCGGCCAGACCGACGTGATGAGACCCATCATCAGCCCCAACGCGATGCGCCACGTTCACATCGACATCGGGCTACGACACGACGCGCTTGGCCTCTGCATGGCGCACATCGCCAGTTTTCGAGACGTGGTCCGCCGGGGCCCGAACGGCGAGCAGCATCTGGAGCGGGCCCCCGTCTTCGTGGTCGACCTGATGCTTCGGGTGACTCCGCCGCCCGGAGACGAAATCATCCTCGGCGACGTGCGCCGCCTCATCTACGAGCTGGCCCAGCACGGGTACACCATCACGTCCGTCTCGACGGACTCCTACCAGTCGACGGACTTGGTGCAGCAGCTCAACCAGAAGGGCTTCAACGCGAAGATCGTCTCGGTCGACACCAGCACGGAACCCTACGAGGCCCTCAAAACCGCGTTCTACGAGGACCGAGTGTTCATGTACGAGCACGCCACCCTCCAGACCGAGCTTCGGCAGCTCCAACGGGACTACCGCCGACGAAAAATCGATCACCCGAGCCGAGGCTCCAAAGACTGCGCGGACGCGCTTGCGGGTGTGGTGTGGACCCTGTCGCAGCAACAGCTGACGACCCCGCTTCCGATTCTCCGTCAATCCGCTACAGGAGGAGACTCTTGGATGACGGACCAGTACCAAGGGCAGGCCGGAGCCGGGTCTTCCGGCGCAGAGAAGTGGGAACCCTTGCCTTTCTTCCGAGGCAGCAACACAGGTGGGCGCGGATGAGCACCAAAGTCGACCATCTGCGACACGAACTGGACGCCCTCATCGTCAAAGAGTGGGTCTCCGGCGGGGACGAGGGGCTGATCCTCATCCGTGCGACCAAAGAGCAGCGTGAAACCACCGAGCTTCTCGCCAAAGACTTCCCGGCCTCGATCGCGCTGACCGACGTGGCTGTGGTGGTCGCAGAGCGCTTTTGTGAGCTGTTGGAGCAACAAGGAATGCGTCCTGCGGACTTCTGGCGTATGAGTTCTCTCGCGGAATCAGTCGCGACACAGATGTCAAAGGCCCTCGCCGAGAACCCGGCTGAGTTTTCAGGAGCGTTCTTGGCCACGCTGAAAGGGAGAGGCTGATGGGTTTCGCTGACGACGTCGCCAAGCGAATCTCGTCCGCCTTCCGGCGCGACAAGGATCAGGCGAACCTCCAGCTGGCGAAGGGGGCCACCGGGGACCGTGACGGCGGAGACTCCAGCGCCATCGATCTGATGTCGGGCGTGGGGTACGACGCCCTCACCGACTACCTGCGCCTCGACACCGACCTCCTGCTCCGGTTTGCGGACTATGAGGAGATGGACGACTACGGTGAAATCGCCACCGCCCTCGACATCCTTGCGGACGACGCAACCCAACCGGACTCCGTGTTGCACCGGACCATCTGGATCACGTCTGCCGACAAAACGCTGCAAAACAACCTCGATGACTTGTTCAATAGAACGCTTCGTATGGACGAGGAGATCTGGGAAATTGCGCGGACCTTGTGCAAATACGGGAACGACTACGAGGAGGTTCTCGTCAACGCTGACGGGGTGCGGGGCATCAACTACCTGCCTCCCCCAACGGTGCGACGGCTGGAGACGCCGAAGGGAGACCTGATCGGCTTCATGCAGGACTTCAAGGGGCGCTTCGACTTCACCTCGAATGACTTCCAGCGCACCTTGTCTGCAAAGTTCGACTTGACGGTGAACACGGACCCCCAGAACCAGCCTGTCGCGGCCTTTGAGAGCTGGGAGGTCGTTCACTTCCGCCTGCGCGGCAAGGAACGCCGCTCCGTCTACGGGCACTCGGCCCTCGAAGCTGCACGGTGGATCTGGAAGCGCCTCATGCTGCTGGAGGACGCTGCCCTCGTGTACCGCCTCCAGCGGGCCCCGGAGCGCTTCGCGTTCTACGTCGACACCGGCGACCTTCCGCCCCAAGAAGCCCTCGCCTTCGTGAACCGGGTCCGCCAGAATTTTCGGAAGAAGCGGTTCGTGGACCCGGGCACCGGCAAACTGAACCTGAAGTTCGATGCTCTCTCGCAGGATGAGGACTTCTTCGTCCCCACCCGGAAGGGCGTGGACTCCACGCGCATCGAGACCCTCGGGGCTCCGCAGTGGCAGGCGATGGACGACATCGAGTACTTCCGCGACAAGCTGTTCGCCGCCATCAAGGTTCCGAAGGCGTACCTCGGGCAGGAGTCCGGGGTAGCCCGCGCCGTCTTGTCCAGCGAGGACGTTCGCTTCGCCCGCACGGTTCTGCGCATCCAGCGGGAGCTGAAGAACGGGCTCCGAAAAATCGCGCGCGTCCACCTCGCGGCCCTCAACATCGACCCGTATGCC